CTGTATTATTCATTTTTTCGACTTCCTTGACCAGTTTTTGAGTCAGGGAGCCCAGTTTGGATTGCTTTTTAAGGTCTGCGAAAGACATTTAGATACCTCGGATAGGTTGGATTTGGGGGATTTGCTTGGATAGTATAACAATGATTCCATCAAGAGTCAATGTATTGTTTCAGAGCGTCGATGGTCGCTTTCATACTACTAAACAACATCGTCATATCAGTCTCAGGTGGGAATCCCATCATTGCGACCGACTTACGAAGATTCTCTTTCATCTCAACCGCTTGAGGGTCGTCAGAAAGAGATAACCTAGTATACATCACTTTTTGCTTTTCAAGCAAGTTTGTTAGGATTTCAACGTGCTCAAGACGATCTTCCTTAGACATCATACCAAAACCAAAAAGAGATCCGTAGATCTTTTCTTGTAGTTTATTGATTTCATTCAGTTCTTCCTGAATTATTTCAGAATCGAAAAAATCACTCATTTACTAGGGTTCGCAGTATTTTTTTGTAATTGAATACATCAATATTTATGAAGGGATTATACTTCTTTAATTTTAAACTTACGGTTTCCCATACAGGGTCATTCAATTTTTTATCGAAATTTTTTGAAAACTGAAATATTTTTTCGTAAATCACGAAGTTTTCTAGAGATAATCTCCCGCTTAGATATTCTTTCAGGATAATCGGATGACCTCTGGAACAGTCGAAGAGATTCTCTAATGCGTTCTCCGAGAACAATTCGTTGCTTTGTTCTTTGAATAAGTAAGTCGAACTCTGTTGACGTTTCATCCACGCTGCGTAAGTTCTTTCTCCAGAATTGATAATTTCTCCAATCCATAAGTTTTGTGGGTTATCGGCAGCAGAAAAATTAGATACTAAAAAGTCAACAATTTCTTTATCAGAATATTTACGACTGGTTTTTTCAAACCAATACTTATCTTTTCTCTTGTTAAAAGAGGTCACACTAGCACGGGTTTTTGCACCGTACTTGAAAAAATCATATTTAGGATTTGTAAAATGATTTTTAAGTGACAAATAATGTTGGTAGGTTTCAAAGGGTGTCACGATCATATCAGACGTAGTTTTGTCGTTCTGGATTAGATTTTATACTAGCAAAAGAAGATATACAATATCTACCATAACCATCATGGTAATCAGATTCTTGAATTTTAACTTTTCTTACTCCATGCTCAACATAAGCAGGAATAATAATTAGTGAGTTGTTAGGGCAAGAAAATTCATAATCGTATGGAGGAAAATAAAGTTCTCCACCAGTAAATTTTTTTGGTTCTTTATAAAAATAAGTAAAGACTAAAAAAAGGCAAGATGCATCAGTATGAGGTTTATAATATTCTCCATTGTGATAGTATCTTACCTTAGTTGCATCTGAGTTGTTTCTTGTGAATGTTCTGCAAGAAATATCAGATTTAGACAACACTTCTACAATATCACTTTTGAAGATTTTACGATTTACAGTAAGTATATTTGATAACTTACTGTAATCTGGTCTGTCTTTTCCTTCATTTCTATAAACAGCATCCAACCATAATGCAGATGCATTAGTTTTTTCAACCACTCCACCATAATTTAAAGCAGGAAGTAATTTTCCTGGTTTGGTATAGAAATTAAGTTCTTCCCATATTAAAGACAGTTCTTCATCATCATAAAAGTTTTCAACAATTAAATGTGGAAATGGTCCATCATATAAAGTTCCTTCAAAGGGAGTCACATTCATTTTCGTCAACTTGCTCAAAGTCATCAATATATTTGACAGGAACTTCGTGCTCATTGGCAATAAGATACCAATGCTCACCATCACGAATACCTAGGTATTTCATCTGGTTCTCATCAAAGTGTTTTTCGCGCATTGCTGCTTGAATTTTTAAATGCAATAATTCATCACGAGAAATCATAAGTCATAAAGGTAGTTTTGCTCTAGATGTTTTTTTCATAAAGTTAAGACGGATTGCATCCCACTTTAGACGCTCTTTCAATGGTTTTGAAACAAGCTTTGTTATAGAGTCTACCTCAAGTTCATTAACTTCGCAATAATGCACAATAGCATCAATGTAGTTAAGATTTTCTTCTGCAACAATCTTTTCAATTTCAAGTGCAAATTTTGAAGGTGTCAAGAATTTACTTTCGATTGCCTTTTCTAGTTCTTTATTAGGTTCCATAGAGTTCAAGTTTATCTCCAACAAACTTTCTAATGTACTCGGTGAGCAGTTTGATGTATTTTGGTTTGTTTCTTTCTTCATAGACGACACATTCTCCATTTTCACAAGCCATAATGATTACAAGTTTTTTGACTGATATGCCAGTCAGTTCATACAACATACAACCATATGCCATACATTGCACGAAATAGTGGTCAATCCACTCCCGTGGTTTTGGTTTTGCTGAAGTTTTGAAGTCTATTATTGCCAACTCGCCGTCATATTCAGCGATACAATCTACTGTCCCTGCAATTCCAAGTTGTTTGCTGTACAGAGACCCTTCGAGAGCGTAAATATTATTTATACGTTTTAGATCTGCTTTAGAAATTTTGAAAAGAAATTCCGAAATTGGAGGAACTTTCGGAAGATTCTCATTCTTCATAAAGTGTTCAACTAAAGTATGCATATTGGTACCACGTTTTGTGGCACGTTTTGTGATACGATCAGCCTCTTCATTACCAACTCTTTTTCGCCATTTAACGAATATTTCCTTATTAAAATGACTGGTCACCGAAGTAATGGAGACCAGTCTAAGGAGTTCTTCTTCATCAGGCACTTTATAGTAGCGAACCCCATCAATAGTTTCTCTTTCTAGAGATGGAAGGTCCACGTCAACATGAGTGAACATTAAAATCCAGATTCCATTTTTGCGATGATGTATTCTTTGACAAGTCCAGAACGAACAATATCATCTACACCAAATTCAATTATATCAAAAGATTCCATTTTACGCAAGATGCTTAAGAAATCAATGATTCCATTCTTTTCTCTATCTTTCTGAAGATCAGATTGACGTGAGTCTCCACAAAAACAAATTCTAGTATTTTCACCAACACGAGTAATGATACTATCAAGTTCGTGGAAGTTTAAATTCTGAAATTCATCAACGATAACAATAGCATTATCAAGTGTAGTTCCACGTAAGAATGAAGTAGACCAGAACTTGATAGATTCCTGAGACTTCAGGTTTCCATACAACATTTCAAAGTCAGCATCACTAGGCATTTGGAACATATACTTAACCATATTCTTATAAGGAATCTGGTAAATATCTGCCTTATCTTCGTGAGATCCAGGGAGAAAACCAATTTCTCTGGTGGCAACAAGAGAACGTACAAGATAGATACGCTCATAAGGTGTGTTCTCATCTAAAACATCGCGGAGTGCGTTGTAGAGAGTAATGAAAGTTTTACCTGTGCCTGCACAACCATAAGCAACAATATGTTTACCCTCATTATATGAGTCATATAGTCTTTTTTGATTATCTGATAGTGGATCAATATCAACCAGATATTCACGACTGAGCGGTTTCTTGCGCTTCATCTGCTTTGTTGTGAGTCCAACCCCAATGGGTTGCTCTGCAGATGCTCTTTTTCTTCTTGCCATAATTAAATTTTAGATACTCTAGAACCAGGTGCTTTTGCAGCTTTACCAAGGACATCATTCCAACCAGGATTTTTAGCAATCAACTTATTATGCCAATCACCCACTTCCTGTGCAGATGCACATCCTTTGCTCCAATCTTTATCCCAATCGGGATTGTCCTTGCGCCATTGCTCATAATTTGCAATGGTCATATTTAATTCCTTTTCTTCCCCAGTTTTGCTGTTCTTTACAGGATATGATGGCATAGTATTAACTCCAAGGTATTTTATTTAGACCCACCCAAGTGCTTCCGCACAAGTTGGAAATTGTTCAATAAAGATCTTTTTACAACCTTCTGCAAGATCCATATGTTCCTTTTGAGTACCATTAGCAGTCCTCAGAGTTATATAATGGATCCACGACCGGCAAGAACCGGACATATAGATTTTAGTGGGCGTGGCGAGAGGGAGCACAAAACGGGCACACTCCTTTGCGATTCCATATTCAAGCATCTCTTGATAGAGTTTCATACCTGCTTGGAAATGATTTTCCATTTTGATTTGGAACTCTTGATTGACAAATGGATCAATATCATCAATGGAATTCTGGCGGTTCTTAGTATCTTGTCTACGAAGTTCGGGTAGGGGGATACGTTCTGCCAACATAGAACTGTCAGCATACCGTTGTGAAAATTCTTGATATGTAAATGAACGGTGACGAAGCACTTGAGCTGCCACACCTCTGGTAGTTCCCAACTCAAGAGTCATAAATGATTGCTCAAATACTGACCAGTGGTTGTGCTTAATACAATAACCCAATAGTTTTGCGTAGTTTGGGTTTTCCTGGTTATTGGGGTTTGACACACGCGCCACGTATGCCATCATCTTCTCCGCATCGGGAGTTACACTAATCAGTTTTACGCTCATTTAAATCCTTTTGATACTTTCGATTCTATCATAGCAAGTTCCTCTTCTAGAACTCTAAGTTGCTTCTTCATCTCAATCAGTTTTTCTTCACTGTAAAGATGTTCTTGTTTAACTAATCTGCGTAGCAATTTTAAATATTTTCTTGCTCGATCAGTCTGGGTACCCGTCGTCATCGTCAAAAACCTCGTCGTAGTCTGTTTGATAGTATTCTGGAGGATCATCATAATTCTCTCGCTTATCTGTATAAGCCTTAGGATCAGAATAAACCTCAGTTTTTAAACCATCAACTAATAGTTCAAGATTGCGAACGATGAGTTTAAGTCGTTCTTTATCCATAGTAGAGTGGTCACTGTAAACATTATACCATAAAAAATGGGGGGTGAAACCCCCCCTCTAATTATTGTTCTAACAGAATTCTACATATTCGTTTACATGTACCTTGATCCTCCTCGCATTCAATCATACAATCAAAATAATCGTTAACTAGATCTAATTCCTCATTGCATTTATCTAGTCCTATGTCAATATGTGCCCATTCTGCCAATTGATTACGAGAAATTCTGTTATGCATTTCCACCTCCGTAAATTATTATAATATAAAATTTGAATCATTGCATAGGCAGTGCCTTAATTCTATAGTATGTAGACTACTTTGTGTTAATTCACTAACATTTGTTAATTCTTTATAAAGATACAAAAAAAGAGAGGTTTCTTAACCTCTCTTGAAGTGATTACTCACTTAGTATAGGTGCGACCACGATAGCAGAAGGTGCCGTGAGGTTCCTTTGATTCTACGCAACGGGTATCATACTCAACACCACGATATGATGTATGAGAGATCTGAGCGTCGTGCAGACGTGCTGCTTTTTCGATTTGCTTTTTGATTAAAGTAAGTGTGTTCATGGTTTGACTCCTGAAAGTTAGGGTGGTTTAATCCCCGTTCCTTCAGTCGTTTGCGTCCCACAGACATTCAGGAGTTGCCTCCTGAACAGTCAAAATGATTTCATTCTTTATTAGATTACTCATATCTTCCTGTGTTTTAACGCGCTGTATGATGGCAGCAGCGTCTTCACAAGCGATGGTAGAATAAAGTAATAAATCAATCATGGGATGAACGCTCCGTTCCGCGACCTACTTGCGTCCCGTGAGGGATGAACGACAGGTCTATTATAGACCATCACTAGTATCTAGTCAAATAAAATTGTTACTTATGATACAATTTTATAAATCCTTAAGGATCAAAAATTTTGCCGGGATTTTTTCCCCCGATATGGGAAATCACTTCTTCTTTTTGGTTTTGGGTGGAGGGTTGCCCCAAGTCTTAGGGTTCGCAGTACCCTTTCCAAAATCAATACTCTTCAATCCAGATCCAAACTTATCATAGTACATATCAAAGATACGAACTTGTTTTTGACAACGTGTTAGATCATAGTGAGTAACTTCATCAACAACATACGTAACTATGAACGCATCATTAGGTACATCTGTAATACTTACTTGCTCCATTGTCCCATCAGAGACTAAAATTTCACAACTATACCTTTGCTTCAGAAGTTCTTTTTCTGCTGGTGTCCAGTGCATTGATTTTTGTTCTACAGTTGTCTCTACAGATTTTTCTGCAACTTCTTCTGTCATTTCAAAACTCCATTATGAACGATTTCCCCATTGAATATCGGGGTATGCTTTAGATACTACATCTTTAGTGATTTTGTATTTGGTTTCAAGTTTTTTATCCTTCACCAAACAAATGATTTGTGCTTCAAGTGGATGCAAACCTTGAAGAAGATTAATGAAAATAGTTTCTCTACGAAGGTTTGTTAGACCATCGTTACCGCCTTTTACAAAATTGTAAAACTTACTGAATTCTTTACGAATAGAGGTTTTGCCTTGATCTTGGGATCCAAGAGAACGACTTCCCATTTCTCCCATTTTAGAGACAGCATCTTCAATTTTTTCAGTAAGAGTTCCTTTGAAAGAATCCTGCTCATCTACTGCTGCGTATGGAACATCACCTTCAGGTAAAACTGAGATGACAGTTTCATCAAAGTTCCAAATAAAAAGACTCTTCAAGCAAGGATGCTCAAATTTTTGAAGTGCTTCAACTTTTTTAGCAACACTTCTTTGTTTGGATACAATGTCAAAAACTTCAAATATAAAAGGATTTGCAGGCAGGTCAGGAATCACCTGAGGCGTCCTAACCGTTTTTGCTTTAGTGGTAGTTGTCTTTTTTCTACTCGTGGGTTTCGTCGCTTTCTTCGCTGTCGTCATGATAGTTTTCAAAATTAAATGCAATTACCTCATCTGGAATTAAGTTTCCGTGCTCATCAAACATTTCGGGGTGAGGTCTTGGTACTTCCCGATAGTTCATCATATATTCCCTAGCAGTCCATCCTCCGATTAGTCCCACAATCAGAAACAGAATGGTTAGAAATGAACCGAAGACTAAACTTACTGCTAACATCTTTTTTACCTCTGGGAACTAATTTTTTTTCCTTGCCCTCAAGGAAAACTCAAAGTAGATGTTTACTTCCCTATTGAAGAGGCAAACCATCTTTTCAAATATTATATGGAATGGTTTTGTTTTCTTCTTCCCTCCACTAAGAATAAGTTCTACACCGCGATTAACATCTCGGTTCTTACGTTTATTTATGTGTCGTTTAGACGATGCTTTGTTCTTTAAGAAACTGAATTGTTTCAACACATCCTCCTAATTTTTTTTCATCACACAAAACCTGAGGGAATGTGGATCCCTTACCAAAGGTACCATAAAATTCTTCCCGTGTAAAGTCTCTGTCAAGTTTCCACTCAACAAATTGCTTACCAGTCATCTCCAAGACTGTCATTACTTTAGTGCAGTATGGACATCCATTTTTTGAATATACTAAAAATTTCATACTAAGTGTGCATACACTTAGTAATTATAGCATAACTTACTAGAAATTAAACTTATCTACAAGGCAATCTTTTGAAATTTAATTACTTATTAGCAATTAAAAATGCTTTATATGCATCTTTAACTGATTGTGTCCACGCAGCATTGCAGATTGCTTGAACATCAGCATCTTCTCCACTGATATCAGTATCTACAAAGTTATCAC